AGCGGTATCTTGAATACCAAGACTCCAATTTGTTTTTCTCGCTTCTTCTCTTTGAGTGATCAAACTAATTACTGATCCAATATTTCTGGAGGCTTGCTCAAGTTCGATGATTGAATAATCCATCTCGTTCGACCAAAAGAAATTAGGTAAACGAATTGAATCATAGGCAACATCAGTTTTGCCTTTTCTAGTACCAGTACCTTGTCCCATAATACCAGAGGTAAAATCTCCACCTAGTTTAAAGTTGGTGTAGTATAAAGATTCTTCAGTAAATGCACCTTCGCCAGTTTTAATCGGAACAAAAGCACTTAATCCGCCTTGATTTTCGCCAATAGTGTAGAAATCTTGAGAAATAACATCCCTCTTAATATCAGTTAAGGTTGAGACAGTTTGTTCATATCCAGCAGGGGCAGCGTTACGTAAGATATGATTTTTCCCATCTAATCCAGCTTTGCTGTTAATTACAGCAAGGGCAAAAGTGTCTGGGGATAACTGTCTGCCATCATGAATGGCTTTTAGCATATTTAAAGTTTTAGTTTCCATGTTTATTTTATTTTTAATTTAAGGTTAGACAGTTTTAATAAGTACTCTAATTAAGTCGCCGTCAGCAGCAGCCTTATCAAGAGCAATACCAATAGCAGTTCCAGCAGATTTAGTGACGACTTTATTACCAGTTGGTAAGATTTCTAAAGTTGCGCCTCTAGCTATAGCGGCAGAAGCTTCCATCTTCATTACAGAGTAAGAAGAAGCTAATCTGATAAAGTCACCTTTGAAATAGGTATTCTTCTTTACTTCATACGGAACAAATCCGAATATAGCGTCAGAAGCGGCAGTTGCCAAGTCAACCATTATTGATTTACCAGCTACATCAACTATTTTAAATGCAAAAGCATTAGCATTATTAAAAGTAGCAACAGAAGCAGGATCTATTCTGCAATCAAATAGATTGGAGTTGATTCCTAGATCAAGCATTCCTTTTTCGGAGGTTGGTCTAATTTGGTTTAATTGTTGAGTCATTTGTTTTTTATTTTAATTGTTATTATTTGTTGATTCTTTGAGGCTCTCCATAAGCTAAAGCACCAAGCGCAAACTTTTGAGAATCTAAAATGATTCTAGAGTTCTTTACTGGTTCAATACTTTCAAACTTTGCTTTAGCATTTCTCAATGCATCAACATCACTTGAATTCTTTTTAGCAGCTTCTTTAGCTTCTTCTTTCTTTTTTTCTTCTTCAGCTTCATTTTCTTTCTTAGCTTCTTCGTCTTCTGCGTTCTTTTTTGCAGCAGCTTTGTAACCTTCAGCTAATTCAGAAACTTTAACCATTTTGCCATCTACTTCATATTCATCAGAAGCGTTTACTTTAACTTTTTCTTTATCTTCTTCGGATTCGTTTTTCTTTGCGTTCTTGCAAGCCTCTATCATACTAGCAACAGAAACTATTTCGCCTTCTGATATTTCGAACATCGAATTTTCTAGATCTATTTCAGTAACCTTAGAATTTTCGACTGGTTTTTTAAATTTGAATATATTCATAACTTGTTTTTTGATTGAATTTTTTAATATAATTGCATCCTCATAACGAGGATTTTCCACAATAGCCAGATGAATTGCTTTACCGCCTATTATCTCTCTATCGTAAGGTATATTATGATAACACCCTCCATTAGAATACTCTGGAACATAAGCGCAACTAACTGAATAGCCGCTATTGATTAGATTGATTGCTTCTTCGCTATTGACTGTAAAATCACACCAAACCCAGCCGTCCTCTTCGTTGAACCATACATTAGTAATATATCCGACAATTTGATCAGAATTACTCTCGCCAATATCAACATGATCTATGATTACATGAGCGCCCTTAAAGTCTCTTGCAATAGCCATTAGATTTTCTGGCTTGATCAAAACCATTTCATCTTCATACTTAACAACGCCTTTCTCCAAGAACCTTGCTTTAAAGGACTGCGCTTTGAGTTTTGGGTTATCTATTGCGTTTTTGTGCATTTAATGTAAATTTATTTTACTTTTTTTGTTGACTCTTAATATCTGATGATGTTATATTAAACGAATACTAATTTAATCTTAAAATTATGACTAATCATCAATAATAGGAATAGGCACACAATTACAACCGAAATCTTCGCCCGGGTTATTTTTATCCCCTGTTTCTTGATTAGTGATAGGTGGGTCATCAAAACTAAATATCTTACCGTTTAAGGCTCGATGATCTGGTCTTGTTCTTACATTAGATATTGACCACTTATATTTACTAATCCCAGCTTGTTGATATTTAGCTTGTTTAAATTTAGAAGTCAACAAACTTATTTCTTGTTTTGCAAGAAACTTTGCTTTTGATTCACTAACGCCATATCTATCAATAATAACCTCCTGCAAAGATTCTGCTCTTATGCCGCTAAATACTGCCTTTTCAACATCTTGTCTAAGCAGTGGTACTTGCTCTTCGATAAAATCTTTAATGTACAGCTTTAAGTTGTTTGAGTATTCTTCTGCGACAAAAGCCCTTTGCGCCTCTGTCATCTCAATCTTTAAGCCGATAGCCTTATTGATTGATTGAGTTACTCCAGCGTCAACATCCTTTAAGAGTTTGTCGTAAGTCTTTGTAAAACTTAAATCCTCTAACTTCCTTTTGTAATTAATATCATTAAGCCCTTTTATCATACTGCTTGCAAGTTTTTCATAAGCCGAATAAGTCTGGGCTATTGCAACTTGTGTTGAAATAGGTAATTGATTTAATCCTATTCTGTAACCTTGTATCCTTGAATCAAACTTTAGCCCTAGTTTTTTGAACTCTTTTGTTAAGCTAGCGTTAAAATCACCTTTAATAATACCCTGCGAAAATTGAATCTTTCCGCTTCTAATAGATGAGTCTATTGATGAAATTGAGTTAAAATAGGTCTTTTTAACCTTATTCATCTCCTTAATGATTGGAGCGAATACCTCATCGTAAATAAATGCAAGTATTTCAGCTTCTACATCCTCACTAAATTTAGGTGGAATTTTAGTCGGCTGTACCTGAATCATTAGGAAATTACACCGTTGCTAGTAATTGTAACGCAAGAAACTACTAATTCAGTAACCGCGCCAGATTTTTGCACAAAAGCCAAAAAATTTGGTACTGATTCTAAAGATTTAATTGTCACATCGTCTCCCACTAAAGCCATCTTAGTAGCAATATTCGCTAAGGTCAATCCGACAGGAAGCTTCTCTGATCCGTATACAGTTACCGTTCCTCCAATACTTGTAATCCTTGGGGTTAATGATTCACCCAACCCATTTGTCAAAATAGATGAATAAAGATTATTAAGAGATGCGTCGGTTTGGTAATTTTTAAGTGCCATTATTTTCTATTTAAAATTTTTTTAATAAATCCATTAGTTAAATCTAATTTCGGTTTTTCTGGTGGTGGAGTAGGGAAGTCATCTCCAGATTCTTCAAGATCGATAGCCATTAGATTTTGTTGGTTCAATTCTTGCTTTAACTGCTTAGAAGTAATTAAACCCCTATCGTACATTGCCAATAACCTATTAGTTTTAGAAGTTTTTACAATTTCCTCCTGCTCTGAAGATAGAATCCTTAATGGATAATACTCCATTTGTAAATCATCTGGAACGAATCCGAATAGCTTTTGACAAACTAGCTTAAGCATCTGAATAATCAGATTGTCAAATTTGCCTCTTATTTCGCTTTCAATCATCGAGTTGTAATTTTCAATATCATCTTCGCCGCTATTGAAGCCTGTAGCAGATTGCCCAAAAATCTTACTCAATGGCATTCTTAGAGCGTTAGCAATACCTATTCTAATTTGCTGCAACATTTCAGAAAGTCCCGTAAAGTTAATTTGCTTTTGCTCATAATCATCATCTTTATCCATCAATAAAGCATTCTGATAGTTCTTTAATTGGTTTGAAAGTTGAAATCTCTTTGTTACTGCTTCCGTTCCACCTTTAGATACAAGGCTTTCATTCAATCTGTTAATCTTGTATACATCAATCTTTGCCTCATCTAGTAATTCAAAGATAAGATCTTCGTTTTTGATATACTGATTTAATGACCTAATAAGTCTTTCAACTTCACTCATTCCCCATCCTCGCAATTGCGGCCTAGCAAAAGAAGGACCAGCTTTACCGTTTACTTTCAGAATTCTTGAGCCATCCAATTCATGACCGTAATAAAATACTGTCGGTTTTGATCCAGTAGCTTGAACATAGGGCTTTTCTTCGCCATAGGGCGGTAGGTTAGTCCTTTGCAATTCCCACAAGTCAGCGGCATAAAATTCTAGAGGGGTGTGTTCATTTATTTGATTAATATTTAAAGGCTTGTCAGCTTTACCAACGGTATTAATCACCATTCCGCCGCCGCCGTATAATCTAGTCCATTTAGCTAAATCTTTTACAGATTCAAGAATATCATTCTCTTTAATGTAGTTTTGAAGCTGCTGGATGTCTTCTGAATCAAGGTCGGATGATTTAATTACAATTCCACCTCTAAAAGCGTCTTCAACAGGTTGGTCAATCAGCGTTTGGATTAAGCCGTGAGTGGTGTAAGCGTAGGTTAGT